CCATGACTATTACTTGATTGGTCACGATTCTTAACCCAAGAAAATCCAGTAACACCTTTAGCTGTTTCTGGCATATTGTCCTGTTGTAGTGCAGAAAAGCCAGTTGGTGGGGTGTAGGTGAAAGATTTTTGACCAAAATTTACTTCAGATGAAGCACTTGCATTGGCTGTACTAAATCCAAATCTTACTCTTTGTCCTGCAAAACTACCTTGTACCCAAGTTGGGTTTGCACCAGTAGAAGGATTACCAACTCCTGTACCATTACTTACCCAAGTGTTATTTTTTGCAAACCACATAGCACCTGTATCTGCATCATAAGCAACACCAACTATATCTCCAGCATCAACTTGTGTTCCTGTTGTCTGTACATAATTATTACCACTATTTCCATAGTAAAGGGTGTTAGCTATACCATCCATATTATATCCAACACTACCGTCTGTATAACCCATAAGTTCATTTTTATTTGTACCTAAAAGACTTTCTAAAATTACACCAGGATGTACATCATATGCAGTAGTTACTTTACAAGTTAATTCAAAATACCATTTACCTGAACTAATACTTTTGCCATTATAAACTGACTCCCAATTACCAGCAGATGCAGTTGTATATCGTAAGTTACCCTCACTTAATGTCATAGAACCAGATGAGCTTCCTTCAAGAGTTGAAAAGTTTTGGGTAGGGCTATCGGTGGTCTGGTCTGTCGTTGCTAAATTTGTAGCCGTTAGGTCATTCCCATTTCCACTGGTGTCATCTCCAAGTGCTGAACTATCTTGAAACTTTAATCTAAACCCATTCGTGCCATAAGTAATACCACTTAATGTCTTGGGTATCCATCTGCCAGTTGAGGTATCAGTAACACCAAAGGTTGATACATCCATAGCTGTGCCATCTATCATATTGACTTCAGCAAGATAACCTATGCCTCTTAGATAACTAGCATTACCAGTATTTCCTACCACATTTGCTAGTGTTGTTTGATTCCAATATCCAGTAGCACCTGAAGATGGGTCGGAAGATGAACTAAAACTTGTTATTCTATCTCCATCAACATAAATTTTCACTCTATCACTTGCTGTGGAATCATTTGTATTTCTAACTATAACTATATTGTACCATTTTGAAGTATCTTCAAATGTTCTATTTGATACATAAGACCATCCACTTGTAACTTTGTAATAATACAATCTATTAGAGGCATCAAATTGCAAAACTTCACCATTAGCACTAAAATCATTGGTAAACATAATATCTCGCATACCTAAGTTTCCTCTTTTTACCCAGCAAGAAAATGTTAATGTTGTTCCACTACCATTTGAACTAGGAGTTCTTGATAAATAATTATTTGTAGCACCATTAAATATACAACTGTTATCTATCGTGCCATTATCAGTAAAAGGTACAAAATTACCAACCCTCTGGCCTCCTCCGTTGCCTTCGTAGATTACTGGAAAGAAATGTTCTTCGCCATTTTTTATTGTTGGTGTTGCCATATTAACTCCCTACATTCTTTGAGCATAATGCTAAATATCCAGTTGGTGGTGCATAATAGAAATTACCCACTCCATTAGCATCTGCATTGCCTTGTGCTGTTTGTTGACCTGCAAAAGTACCATCTTGTCCAAAGTTCCAATATTGTGTTCCAGAATAATTACCAGCTAAAAGAACAACATCAGTAGTTGAAAAAGCAAAAGTTGACATATGATTTGTTCCTGCACTTGGATTACCATCACTTCCACCATCTGCTGCATAATATGTATTTTTTACACCATAATAAAATTTTCCATTGTCTACATCTATAGCCACTTGGTGAATAAACCCAGTAGTAAATGGTGAACCTGTATTACTATCTGCAAAAGTAGTTGTATTGTTACCACCATTTCTCCACCCAGTATACTGAATACCACCACCTTGTGCCACACTTAATTGCCCTGGACCATTAGATGCATTTATAGTGCCTTGCTCACCTTGTTTAACAAAACCAAAACCATCAAGGCTACCTCCTATCATATATTCAAAATACCACTTACCACTTTTAGGTAAATTATAAGTAAAACCTTTAATACTAAATGTTGAACCACCACCTACATATTGTAAGTTTCCATTACTTAATGTTCCAGCATTACCTGCTGGTGCATTATCTGCATAAATAGAATTTATAGTTGCAAAATTATTTGTAGGTGAGTCACTAACTTGGTCATGTGAGGCAAGTCCACCTGTAGTGTAATCATTACCATTTCCGGATTCATCGTCTCCTAAGTCAGAACTATCTCTGCCATCAATATAATAACCATTTGTTCCAAATGTCAAACCACTTGCGTCTTTTGGAATCCATATACCCGAACTATTGAATTCTCCAAAGCTATTACAATCTAATGCCTGTCCATCTATATGATAAATTTCAGCTATATATCCATCAAAATAATATGGACCAGAACCAACTAAATAATTTGTTCGCCCAATACTGTGTTCTAGATTGTTGTTCCAACCACCCTCAAAATTTAATGTTGGTGCATTAATTTGAGAAAAACTTGTTTCTCTATTACCATTAATATACATACGAACTCTTTCAGTAGAAACAACATTTGTTGTGTCAAAAACAAATACAATATGATACCAAGCAGAATGATCCCTAAATGTTCTATTTGGTACAAGCCAATTAGTATCCCAAGCCCCAGCATATAAAATACCAGCTTCAGTTAAACCAATATTAAAATATGTATCATTATTTCGTGATGAATTATCGTATGCACCAAATAAAACCTTAAAATCACTAGAAATCCCATCATTCGTTAATTTAAACCAGCAACTTACTGTCCAAGTTCTTCTATTACTTGCATTAGGAGTTCTGTACATATAGGCAGAATCAGCAGAATTAAATCTAATTGATTGGTCTATTGTGTGTACGGTTGTACCTGATCCAGCTGCACCTGCAATAACATTATTTTGAAATACCATTTATACCTCTTGTATTATTTAACATCTAGTGATGCCGCCATATGCACACTAGAACTTGATAACACAACGTAGTCAATACGGTCAACGGCAGAAGCTGACGTTGTTAATGTCGGAGCCGTGCCCCCAACAAAATCATAAGCAGCATTAAATGATAACGTCCTTGATCCAGTACCGTCCTGACGAATAAAGAAGGACCCGGTCTGTCCTTTTTGCACATTTGTTGGAGCACCTAAGTTTCTGTTACCACCTAATCTAACATCAAAGTTTTGACCACTGTTGAAGTTTACTGAGATCGTTGATGCATCAGTTAATGAAACAATATCAGCAACAGCTGACTTTGTAATTCTAAGTTGTTTACCCAGTGAATCAACAGCACTAACCGATATAGCTGTCGTTGCGAATAACTTGGTAGTATCTGTGACTGAGCTTGAAATACTTGTAGCAGTCATACGAGTAGCTGCAACTGCCGTAGCTGATGCCGTACCACCCACTGTAATAGGACCAACAGCACCACCTTCTGTAGATAATGCACTGACACCTACAGGGTCAACAGAGTTGTGAACATTTACACCGTCACAATAAATAAACTTTGAACCACCACGAGGAGCAATAACATTTGTTGTCGTTGCGGCTGTTTTTAATTTAACGGTATATGTACCACCGGTTGTTTGGTTATCAACAACATATAGTTTTTCAACACTAGGAATTACAATCGTAGAGTTTGACCCTAATGTTCCTTCAATTCTTAATACGGCATTACGAGCCTGATCGGCTGCACCGTTACTTGCGGTTAATGATGTTGTGGCTCCTGTTGTACTGACAACGACTACACCACCAACGGCTTCGTCAACCATGTCAATAACTTGTTGATTAAGACGATCACCCCAGGTGTTTGCATTTTCGCCATCAGCTTGTTTCTCTAATCTGAGTCTTGTTGTATAATTACTAGGCATAATTAATTACTTCCTTTTACTAATGTGTTATCGCCTCCAGCTGGAGAGGCATTATTTCTCATATCATCCTGTCTTGTTCTTCTAGCTTCATTCAATAAGTCAGTAAAGGCTCGTTGATACTCTTGTTCCCAAACTTGAGCTGCTGAGTAATTCTTCATGAACATACAAGCTTCCTTCATACTAGCATAAAACAATGCATTAGAACAATATTTGGTAAAGAAATTCTCTTGATGCACTGAGGTTGCTGCTGTTGGTTGGACGATGTAAGACATTTCACAATCATAGGCCGACACAGGTGTAGGAGCTATCAATAAATTATCAAAGCCAAAGTTGGCATAATAACGAGGAACTCCTATGCTTGTACGTTGTGGCCAATAATCATTTAAATATTCATCGGTCTTTTGTAATAAATTAATACGTGTGCCATCAGACTTTAGAATGTTTAAATTTTTAATGATTAATGTATTTAACGGTTTGGTAATAAACGGATCACCAACAACCATATTTGATGTTGCATATTGCACAATACCATATGAATCTATTTCTCTTGTTAATCGTGCTTCAGCTCTTTCTATAAAAGCT